GACATGCTGACCGACTCGAAACGGTTCACCGACTCACTCGAAACCATCAACACCAGCGACCGGGCAGCGTTAGTCGACCACATTAAACAGTTCATTGCCGATAACCCGCGTTTCGCGCTCACCCAACCCAGCGGCAGTTCAACCGTGGACCCGAGCAACACCGGCACGCAGACCACCACCGTTGAAGAGTTCCGCAAAATGAACGGCCAACAGCGCAACGCCCTCTACCAGTCCAACCCGGACCTGTACGAGCAGTTACGCGCCACCGCGTAACCCAATTAGCCCCAGACCCCACCCAATCACACACACGCGAATTCGTGAAAGGAGGTAGCCCCTATGGCTACCACGCTCTCAACCAACCTATACGCCCCGGACGTGTGGGCAGACCTGACCGCCGAACAGTTCCAGGACAAGGCAATTATCGCCACCTCTTCGGCTGTCCTGACCCGCGATGACCTCGTCGGCAACCCCGGTGAGGTTATCCAGTTCCCGAAGTGGAACCTGCTCACTGACCTCGACGACCTCACCGAAGGGGTTGCCATGACCACCGAGGAACTCACGCAGTCCTCCTCAATGGCAACCATCAAGGAAGCCGGTAAGGCCGTCGAGTTCTCCGAAAAGGCACAGCTTGTCGGCATCGGCAACGTGCAGGACGAGGCTATCCGCCAGTTCGGTATCCTTTCGGCCCGCAAGGTCGATAAGGATCTCATTACCGCCGCCACCGCGACCATCACGGATGGGATCGTGAACAAGAAGACTGGCACCAAGAAGAACTCCGACCCGCTCAAGCACACCATCACCGGCGCCGCCCTGACGTGGGACGAGATCGTCAACGGCCTCGAAAAGTTCGGCGACGATTTTGAGCCGTCAGAGTTCTCGGGCCTCTACATTCGCGCAGAACAGCGTTCGCAGATCATGAAGGACGCTCAGTTCATCAAGGCCAGCGAAGTGTCTGCCGGTGGTGAAGGTTCCATCGTTCGCCGTGGCTTTATCGGCCTCATCGCCGGTATGCCCGTGTACGTCACCAACCGCCTCGAACCGAAGCACGCAGTGATCTTGAAGAACGCTTCCCTTGGTCTGTTCTACAAGAAGCGCCCCGAGGTCAAGCGCGACGAGGACATTCTCAAGCGCACCATTGTCACGACAACCAACATGCACTACGCAGTCAAGCGCCTCAACGATAAGGGTGTTCTTGACCTGACGATCGGCGGCTGACATGTTGCTTCGCCGTTATCACAAGCAGCCTGAGCCGGTTGAAGAACCGGAGCCGGTTGAAGCCACGCCCGCACCCAAGCGGGCTAAGAAGGGCTAATAGTCGTGGTGCCCGCTCACACCAAAACGCTGGAAGTGACGGTTTGGGACATAGGGGACACTCCCAGCGCGGGCGGGCACCACACCCCCACATTTCATGTTTTGACGCCAGAAAGGGGCGGACAGAGGTGATCACACTCGAAGACTGGCAGGCGTGGGCTAAAAACAACGGGGAACCTACCACAACACCGGAAAACATCATTAAGCTCCTACGGTCGGCTGACCGGCTTCTGGCTCTCACGTTCCCCTGTACCCTCATGCGCGCAGACGAGAACACCCGCGCGTCGTTCGTTGAGGCCGCGTGCGTGCAAGCCATGTTCTGGCACGACAACCACATCACCCCCTTTAACCCCGGTGTCACCACGTCCAACACGGTTGCCTCCTCCAGCCTCTTGTCCGGTTCGGTGTCATTCGCGGGCGCAGAAACAACCGTGAACGCGCGCAACACGTACGCCACGCGCGTATGCCCGGAAGCTGTCGCAGTCCTCAAACTCGCCGGCATCTACCCACGCCCCGTCGGGGTGATCGGCTAATGAGTTTCAACCCCCTCGACCTCTTCGGTGTTCATACCGTGACCATGAGTCGGACAATACAAACGCCTTATGGGTTTCAGCCCGGCGAAGAAACCACGGTCACCGGGTGCTTCGTCGTTGAGCGTGTCCATCAGGTGCGCGCCAAAGACGGGACACTAGTCGCATCTAGCGCACAAATCGCGATGCCACCAGAAACCCACATCAGCATGGATGAAGAAACGCTCATCACGCTCCCGAGTGGGCGAACCGGCAGAGTTTTATCCGTCGCACGATCCAACCCCAGTGGCTTACCCATGCCAGATTATGTGGAGGTGTCTATCGAATGAGCGCAACTATCCGCATGGAGTGGCACGGCCCCAAAGTAGTCGCCATGACGCGCGAAGCTGGAATGCGTGGACTCACGAAGGCCGGACACCACCTGTTGTCGGAAGCCGTAAACCAAACGCCCCTCAGGGACGGCATTCTCCGTGGTTCTGGCGCGGTTAGTCGCCCGGATAGGGAAACGGTCGCCGTCTCGTTCGATACCCCGTACGCGGTGCGCCAGCATGAGGAGTTGGGCTACAACCACCCGAAGGGCGGTAAAGCTAAGTATCTCGAAGACCCACTGCACGATGAGGACGCGACGATGAGGGCGCTAGTGGCAGCAGAGATTAGGCGGGCTCTTAGATGACAGTCACCGACATTATTAACGCCATTGGCACCCATTTAAGCAACCAAAAGGTTGCGTACTGGCCCGGCCTAACCGGCACATATCCGCAGGCCACCACGATCCCGCCCGTGTTCGCCAAGCGTCTCCCACCCACTCCGGTAACCGCGTTCGCGATCAACGTCTACCACATCACCCCGCCCGCACCAGATGAAACCGTTTGGCGTTACAGGGTGCAAATCCGTAGTCGCGCCCCATTGAACGCTGACGCAAACGCGGACAAGGCGCTCAACGTGTTGCACGCCATACACAACCAAACATGGGGTGGCGTGCATGTCGCCCGCGTCTTACATGAGTCGACCGCCCAGCTCGGCGCAGACCCAGCAACCGGCGTGGATGAACGTACCGACAATTACCTGCTGGAGGTCACCACATGACACCCACCAACGGCCCCGAACCAAAAACCACCGAAACGACCGAAACGGAGGCAACCATGCCAGAACCCGCCAACACCACCCCTGAAACCACGCTCGGATTCTCCTACGAATACGGCGTAGACATCTACGATGAAGGAACCTCAAAGTGGCAGCCCGTCCGATTTGCGACAGCGATCAACCCGACCGTGTCCGCGAAGGAAGAAGACGGCGCAACCTACGACGACCACGGCGCAGACCACCCGATCCGAACGGGCGAAACCGTCCAGCTCGAGTTCTCTGTCCAGCAGCACCGCATGGCAGACGGGAGCTTCCTGCCCGAAGTTGAAGTGCTCCTCGCTGCCGCTGGCCCGGACGGTAAGGGCGGTCAGACCATTAAGGCACGCTACTACGACAAGCCCGTGAACGGCACTCCGAACCCGAAGGAAGCCTACGAAATCGCCTGCACCGTGTCGGCGGCGAACCGTTCCAACACCGGTAATAACGGTATCGGCGGATGGTCGTTCACGTTGAAGGGTCAGGGTGCGCGTAAGCGCATCACCAACCCGGCTACGACCCCCCAGCGGTAACCCCGTTGTCTTGGTGGGGCGGGCGTTTCCTCCTGCAATTTTCCACCCGCCCCACCACCCCCTGTTCCCCCAAGTTTTTGTGAAAGGTTCCCGCCATGTCCCTTAACCTCACCTCCTACTTGCCCAAGCCGTTCGAGATGGAGGCCGACCGTTGGACGATCACCAGCCCCGTCCCCTCCGCCCGCGTCGGCAAACTCATCGCCGGTTTCCAAGCCTTGCAGGCTGAACAATTCCGGCGCGCTAACGCCGGTGAACCACTATTAAACGCGGAAACCATCGACGGGTGGCCGGAAGACTTCGAAGACGTTACCGACATGGTTCTCGGTGCCCGGCAGGTGCAGGAGTTGAAAGACGACGGGTGTCCGCCCACGTTCTTGTTCATCGCCACATGGGGCGCAATCGCCTACTGGGCAAACGGCGGGGACGAAGACGCGGCCGAACTGTTCGTCAAACAGCTCATGGGAGCTAACGGGGAACCAGAATCCAAGCCACGCCCAAAAGGCTCGAAACGCTCCAAGACTGGCAACCCTACGGCGTAGGTGACCCGATTGGCACCGGCGAAGATGGCACCCCCATTTACGCCGACTATCGTGTGCCAGACGACCTTAAACCGGTCGCCGAACCAGCGGGAAAGCGCCTGTCATGGTGGTGGCTCATGTGTCACTGGGAGCATGTTGTCGCCGATCTTGCGCAAACCTACCGCGTGAACGAATGGACCCCGGAAACGCAGGACATGCCGTGGCCGGTGTTCAGGAGCCTTGTTTTCAGTCTCTTCGATGACGACCAGACCCGCGTCAGACGATTGTTCAACCAATAACCAGTTTTTACGTACAGGATGGAGCCAGTAGTGTCTTTCAACGTCGGCCAACTCGCCGCCTACCTGACCCTCGATTCTTCAGGCTTCGACAAAGGCGTAGACAACGCGGGCAAACGGTTTACCGGCCTCACCAGTAGCATTAAAGGCGGGGCTCAAACTATCGCCACCGCATTGACTGCCACCGCGGCCGGTATGACAGCAATCGGCGTGAACGCCCTAAAAACGGGCGCACAATACAACATTCTCCAGCAGAATAGCCGCGCCGCCCTCCAAACTGTTCTAGGTAGCCAAAAGGCCGTCAATGAGCAGATGGAAAAGCTCAACGCCCTTGCCTCCAAGTCCCCATTCAGTAAGAGCGTTTTTATTAGCGCACAACAACAGTTGCTCGCGTTCGGCATGGACGCAAAGAAAGTTATCCCCGTCCTCGACGCTATCCAGAACGCGGTCGCCGCAACCGGCGGATCGTCTCAGCAACTCGGCGAGATCACCTACGTGCTGGCGCAGATCCAAGCAGCCGGGAAGATCACCGCAACCGACCTGATGCAACTGGGCCAGCGTGGCGTGGACGCTGCAACCCTCATCGGTAGCCAGATGGGCAAAACCGGCTCCGAGATCCGCCGGGACATCACCAACGGCACACTATCCGCCTCAGACGCTCTCGACGCGCTCACCAAGGGAATGCAAGCCAAGTTCGGTGGCGCAACCGACAACATTAAACAACAATGGACAGGCGCAACCGACCGTATCCACGCGGCCTGGCGCGATACAGGCGCTATCCTCGCTCGCCCATTCATTGACCCTAACGGCGGCGGTAAGGCCGTCGAGTGGGCAAACCTTGTCGCCGACAATATGCGCCAAGTCCAAAAGAAAGTACAGGACGTTTCCGACATTGCAGAACGTCGTTTCGCGCCAGCGTTCGAGAAGGTCACCAACTGGCTCCGCAAAGGCACCGAAGCGATAGCACGGTTTGACGTGTCGGGCGTGGATCGAGGGCTAGGCAAGCTCACGAAGTACACGCCGGTAATCGCGGGCCTTGGTGGGGCAATCGTGTCTCTCGGGTTGAAGGGTATTCCCGTATTAGGTGGGTTTTCTGCCGTCCTCAGTCCTGCTACCGCTGGCATTCTTTCGTTGGCCGCAACCTCGCCGAAGGTGCGGGCCATCGGGAGCGCGTTCATGGACGGGTTCGGACCCGCCATACCTATGGCAACCCAGTTGACGCAGGCGTTCGCTGACCTTGTAATGAACGGTATTGACCGTTTGTCGCCCGCTCTAGCGCGTGCGGCCCACGGTGGCGGGGAATTCCTCGGTGCTATGGCTCAACTTGGCCCCGAACTCGTGGCGCTTGTTAAAGCCGGGTTGCCGTTGGTGGAAGTTGTCGCGAATCTTGGAGCCGACTTCTTGAACCTCCCTGCCCCCGTGTTAGCGGCGGTCACAGCGGTTGTGGCATTCCACAAGCCCCTAGGCGCGTTAAAAACAGGGATCCTTGACACGGTGCAGACGGTTGTGAAGTTCGTTAACGTCCAAAAGGCGATGGCAGCGAATCAAGGGATTCCGGTGGCAATGGCGGCCGGACAGACGGCAGTCACCGGCCTTAAAACTGCCCTCCTTGGGCTTATTTCGCCCGCTGGCCTTGTTGGTATTGGTTTAACCGCGTTGACCGCGATTGTCGCCGCGTTTGTGGCAGCGAAGATGAAGGCGAAGCAGCGGGTGCAAGAGTTCGCTTCCACGTTGGACGCAGAAACCGGGGCGATCACTGAAAACACGCGCGCCACGGTGGCAAAGAAACTAGAAGAAGAGGGGCTCCTTGAAGCTTACGAAAAACTAGGTGGCAAGTCGGCGGATTATGTGGGCGCTATCCTCGGCGAAAAAGACGCGGTCGAACGCTATAACGAGGTGATGAGCCGGGGTAAGGCGGAACGCAAAGCCCACGCGGACGCTATCCGGTCGGGCGCTAGAGCGTCGGCGGAAGCCGCTAGCACTATGAACAGGGAATCGAGTGCCGCGGTTGCAGTCGAAAACGGCTACGACGAACTAAAAACCGCGGTCGATTCTGCCACCAAGTCGAAACAGCGCGAAGTGGACGCGTCAGAAAAGTCCATCGACGCGAACGAACGCCACGCCCAGGCGATTGAAGCGTTGATGGATATTCAACGCAAACAGGCCGCCGCAAACGGTGACCTGATTGCCGCCCAGTATGCGACACAGGATGCTACTAAGGCACTCACGGAAGCCATTAGCGCCTCCACGGGTGTCATGCGCGACCAGAACGGGCAAATCGACACGGCAAGCGAAGCAAACCGTGGCTTCATCATGGCGACCAAGGACAAGATCGAAGCAATTAACACGGAAATGGACGCACTCACCGCCACCGGCGCGTCGCAGGAAGCGTTAAACCAACGACAACAGGAACTCACCAATGGCCTGTATGAGCAGTTGGCCGCATTGGGGATTACCGGCAAAGAGGCGGAAGAGTTCGCGAAGAAACTCGGATTGATTCCCGACCATAAGTCCACGGTGATTGATATGACAGTGGACGATGAGGCGGCGAAACAGGATATTGACGCACTAATTGACAAGGTCACGTCCAACACGGACGGAGTACTCACCATTTACGGCGACGACACTCCAGCGTTTGAGACCCTCATGAAATCACTCGGGATAGTCGAGACATCGGAGGGCGTGTATTCAATTAACGCGAAGGACGATCCGGCAATCGCCCAGTTGCTGGTCTCCCTTGGCATGGTGGACACGTCCACGGGCACGATCACCATTGACGGCAATAATGCGAAGGTGTTGGACGCGGCCAACCAAGCCCAAGCAACTATCAATACCAAGACCGGCACGATCACGATCAACGGCAAGGACTACGCTACCAGCGCCGCCTCTCAAGCCGTATCGAAGATCAACACCTTCGAAGCGACCATCGGCGTTTGGTTCAAGCCGAAGAACAGCGTGAACGTCCCCTACGCGGACGGCTTCCACAAGCGCGACGGAGGCCTCGTCCACTACTACGCGGGCGGTGGTTTCTCCGAGAACCACGTCGCGCAAATCGCCCCGGCGGGATCGTGGCGCGTATGGGCAGAACCGGAAACCGGCGGCGAAGCCTACATCCCCCTCGCGTTGTCTAAGCGCCGGAGGAGTGAGCAGATTCTCGCGGAAGTCGCTCAACAGTTCGGCGGACGGTTCATCCCAATGGGCGCCCAAGGTTTCGCGAACGGGTCACTCGCTGGCGCGTCAACTACGCCGGTTATTCACCTGACGGCGATTGTGACGAACCCTTTTACAGGTGAACAGGTTAAGGCGACTGTTCAGGATGAGACTATTCGCATTCTCGCGGAAAGGTGATTAACAGTGACGCTAAAAACGTGGGTGGCCGCCCATACGGGGTTGCCGTGTATTTATTCCAGTGAGGATGTGACGGTTAGTGCCGATGGTGGGCGTGTCCTGCACCATAAGGGTGAGGGTGCGCCGTTCATGGTTGCGGACGCTTTAGCAGCCCCGGGCGTGGCGACACGCTACATGGTCGGCGGCATCGCCCATGAGCTGACGCGCACACCGTCTCATGCTGGCGACCTGTTGCTCACCAGGCTAAACGGGCGCGGCGTTGTTGGTTTGCGTGCTCAGCCGGTAAAGGACATTCTTTCATGGTCTTCAGACGCGAAAATCATGCCGAACGGGTATGTGCGTAAACCGTTGACGATCCAGCCTCGGGCGGGTAAGACGATTGCTCTTGCCTTTACTGCCAGCGTGGTGGAAGAAACGTGGGAATTGTTGCGAGACCGCCAGCCGGTTGTTGTGGGTACGGGCGCGCCTGTTCCCGGTGTCGGAATCCGCGTTGTTCAAGTGAAGGCCGTTGACGTGGATTGGCTCGCCTCCACCGGGTTACACCGCGTGAACTTCACGTGGAACGAGGTTGTGCGCACCCAGTTGGATGCGTCCCACGCGTTTTCCGGTGCCGCTCCCGTTCTGACGTGGGGCGAGTGGGCTTCAACTGGCAACGCCTGGAAGAACGTGACCTACACGCAGTTAGCGCGTGAGATTGCGGGGATGCCGGCATGAGAAGCGGGCCTGATGTTGTTCACTTGCGTTTTGCGGGTGTGGGTGTGCGCGTGAACTCGGTTCGCGGCCGTGAGACTCTGGCTGTTGATATTCCGGTGTGGGATGTGAAGTTGGAGGTGCAGTCTAGCCGGGTTGTCCCGGGTCGTTTGACGTTGAAGGCACCTTTGGAGTTTTTGCCTGAGTCTGCTGTTTCG